CGAGCGGCTCTTTTTTTATGCCATCTATCTCCACGCTCTGCATGAATCCTTGCATGGCACTCTTTGCATAAAGCAATAAGGTTTCTTCGGTCATGCGTACCGCCTTCAGCTAATGGCAGCTTGTGATGAATCTCTGCGGTCTTAACATACCTTCCAACAGCCATGCACTGCTCACACACTGGATGCTCCGCAGCATAGCTGTCACGGATTCTTTTCCACGCTCTGCCGTACCTACGCTTGGTTGCAGGGTTTCTGTCGTATCTTTCGTAGCGTTTATTTTCTTCTTTTTCATGTTCTTCGCAAAACCTGCCCTCAGTAAGCTTTGGACAGCCTGGAAAAGAACATGGTCTTTTAGGCTTTCTAGGCATTGCTTTCTCCTTAAATTTAGGCATAATAAAAGCCCTGTTGGTATCGTGACCAACAAGGCTCTCGTTCTATTTTTCTTTGCTGATTATACTATATCACAACTACGACCATTGCAAACCATTGCAAACCATTGCAACTTTTAAATTTATCGCATTTTCCGGCAGCTTTATTTTACTTATCGCCTTGTTATGCCACCTTTGTACAGTAACCGGGTCAGCATTAAGAAGTTCTCCAATCCTTGGCCAGGTATAGTTGTGGATGTATCTGTACCTTAAAACAGTCTGCTCCTCAGGCTTGTCCACTTGCCTAACCAGTTCCTGTATTTGATTCTTTAAATTAACCATCTGTGCCAATTCAACCATTACTCGTTCTTCCATCTTCCACAGCTTTTCAAGGGTATGATTATAAGGGGCATCGGTATTCCGACTGGCATTATAATGCTCCTCGAAGCCTGGACTTGAAATAC